AACGGGCAATCCTGTTTTGGGGAGTGCATCAATCTCTCAAGAGCATGGTCTGTCTGGAAATGGAATAACCACAGGCGCACCATCTCTTGGAAATCCATCTGTTTTGGAAACAACGCCTCTCTTCGCAGATGGAATTACTACTTCAGCGCCCAATGTCCCAAGCGCGACTTTTGATCAAGACCATGTTGTCTCAACAGCCAATTTAAACACAGGGAACCCGTCTGTCTCATCAACTGCATTTGCTCAAGTTCATGTGTTGCTTGGTAATACAATATCATTGAATTTGCCTATAGTCGCAAATGCTACGATGTCTGAAGAGGAGACATTCACAACAGCTAATTTGGACACGGGTGCGCCTGATCTCTCTACAGCGACTATAAACCAAGAACATGATTTAGATGCCGATAATGTAGATGCTCAGTCTCCCGATATTGATACTGGAACAATTAATCAAGATCATCAGCTTGGCGGCACTACAATTTCAACGGGATCACCTTCCGTCGAAAGTGTCCCAATGTCTGAAGAAGAGACATTCAACACCGCCAATGTTAGCACTGGTGCGCCTTCACTTGGAACGGCTTCAATTTCTCAAGACCATAAAGTCAATGGGGACAACCTTGATGCTCAAGCCCATGATCTTGGTACAGCAACTATTGAACAAGACCATCAGCTTGCAGGGGATGATCTTGATAGCGGTTCTCCATCCGTGGACAATGCCACAATGTCAGAGGATGAAACCTTTGCTGGGGATGGTTTCGTTACTGGCGCTGTTGATATTGGCTCTGCGGACATTACGGAGAACAACGTATTCTCTACGGCTAGATTTGTTTCTGGAATTCCAGACTTGGGGTCGCCTTCAATATCCCAACAACAAATCTTTACGGCAAACGGTATCACCACAGGAACACCGTCTATCCCATCGCTGTTGTATGATGCTGGTATATCGCGCTTTATCAGCGCCTCTGCAAACTCAAGGAATGCTGTAGTCCTTCAAAACACAAATCCAAGAAACTCCGCTGTATTGTCAAACACAGGACGTAATCGTGCAGCATAACTGGAAATCTTTACGAATTTGTGTATGATGGGTTCAAATCAAAGGTGAGAAGCCATGCCCTTTAAACTCAAAAAGAACGATACAAGCCCAATTCTGCAAACCACTATTACTGATGCTGCTAATAATGCGGTTGATCTTACTGGATCATCAGTTCGGTTCCATATGAAGCGTTATGGGGCTTCTACTGCAAAGGTAGATGCGGCTGCTACGATATATGATGAAGAAAACGGGATTGTTCGTTATGCGTGGCAATCTTCAGACACAGACACGGGTGGTTCTTTCATAGGCGAGTTCGAAGTCACCTACAGTGATGGAACAATAGAAACTTTTCCAAATTCTGGGTACATCCAAATTGATGTCTTAGATGATATTACATAGGTGCTTCAATGTCAGGACTGCAAATAGTAACAGAACCAGCCAGAGAGCCAGTTACGGCGATTGAGGCACGGGAACATCTCCGATTAGATGATGACGTCGATAATATCCAAGTGATGGCCTATATCATGGCGGCGCGTGAATGGGCAGAGAATTACACGGGCAGAGTGTTCATAACGCGAACACTGCGGCAGTTCTTGGATAGTACCCCCGCAGTTACGAATAACGGTTTCAACGGGTATAGAACAGGCCATCAAAATTCTTTGACGGGTGGTCAATATGCCATTGAGATTTCCGCATCCCCAGTGATCAGCGTTACCTCAGTCAAATATTACAATGACGCAGGGACAGAAAGCACATGGGCGACAAGTAATTACTATGTCGATACAGTCAGAGACATCCCCCGCATTGTTCTGTTGGATGGTGGTTCATGGCCTACTGATTTGCGCGGTGCCAATGGATTGGAAATCAATTTTACGGCTGGTTATGGTTCTTCCCCAGATAGCGTTCCAGAGCCTATTAGGGTAGCGATTTTGCAATATTGCACCTTCTTGTATGAACATAGGGGGGACTTTGAGCGTTACCCAGCGCCTACGCCACCCGCGATATTGAGGACATTGCTTCAGCCATACAAGATCATGAGATTTGGCGCTACGCCTTATGAGAACGTGTTGAGGTCGGGGATTGGCTGATGTCTATAGGTCGTATGAGGGAAAGGCTTGAACTGCAATCGTACACGCGAACATCTGATGATGGGGGTGGTGCAGCATTATCATGGTCTAAGGTTGCAACTATCTTTGCTGAGATTGAGCCTCAAAGCGCCAGAGAAAGCGAGTTTGGGCGAGACAACCAATTGAGAGAGGTTGCCAAGCATAAGATCACGGTTCGTTATCGCAAGGATTTGACGCATAAAAACAGGCTTTCTCAGACCTTTGTAAGATTTGATGGTCAGCAAGAAACGCGAATTTTCAATATCAAGGGCGTGATTAACGTAGATAATCGGTTCAAGTTCTTAGAGTTGGATTGCGAAGAGGGCGTCCCAACATGAGCATTCGCACGAAGGTAATTCGCAAAGGCAAAGCCTCACAAGTCAGCAAAGCTTATGAGCGCAAGGTTCAGCAAATTATCGCTGCAAGTGCGCAGATGGTTAGGAACACGGCTGTTACATCTATTCAGGAGCATGGAAGTTCTGGGATTACTTATGAAAAATACAATCCAAGACGGACCCATACGGCATCTTCAGATGGAAACCCGCCTAATACTGACACGGGATATTTAGCCAATAATATCTTTGAAGTTATTGATGGCGACAAAATGGGTGCCAGTGTCGAAAGCAGGGCAGAGTATTCAGAGTTTCTTGAATTTGGCACAAGCAAAATGGATGCGCGTCCTTTCATGCAACCCGCTCTTGAAGAAAATAGGCCAAAGATAAGAAGAATGTTCAAGCGTCTTAAAGGGAGCGGTCTATAATGTCTTTACATTCGTGGGAATTACAGAAGGCAATCTATTCAGCCCTTAACGGCAATGTCACTGGGATTGGCGGTACTGGGAATGTTTCTGTTTATGATGATGTCCCAGAGCAAACGTCTTACCCTTATGTCTTGATGGGCGAAGAAACTACATCGAATAATGGCACAAAAACCCTTGATGGCCTTGAGCATACATTAACTATTCATGCGTGGTCCCAATACAGAGGAAGGCGCGAGATTAAAGAGATCATGCAAAGTATCTATTCTTTGCTCCACGATAGTGCTATAACAGTAACAGGAGCATCGCTAGTGCTTATCAGACAAGAGTTTTCAACAACACTAGCGGAGAATGATGGAATAACGCGGCACGGGGTCATGAGATTTCGGGTCGTTATGTTTGACACATAGGAGATAAAATATGGCGGCTCAAAAAGGTTCAGCGATGTTGCTTAAAATCGGCGCGGTTAATACTGCGTCTGCGGCAAGCGATACATACACAACTATTGGTGGCTTGAGAACAACATCAATTACTCAGAATGAGGAAGCGGTTGACGTAACAACCATTGATGATGCAGGTATCCGTAAGCTTTTAGCAAATGGCGGCATTCAGTCTGTTACGATTTCGGGAAGCGGCGTCTTTACGGATGCGGCATCAGAAACAACTCTTGAAAGCGCGTTTGCGGCATCAGACTTTCATAACTTCCAAATCTTGGTTCCTGATTTCGGAACATACACTGGGGAGTTCATGGTTGCGTCATTGGCGTTCAATGGTGAGTATAACGGAACAGTCCAATACGATGTGACCCTTGAAAGCAGTGGCACAGTTACCTTCGCTACCGTGTAGGCTAATTGATGGCTTGGAACTCTGTTAAAGTAAGTATCAATGACACTGAGGTATCAGGCTTCCAAAGAGGCTTGCTATTTTCAGTGCCATTTGATGCGGAGATTTCCGTAGGCACAATTTTGAATGTTGACAAGAATGATTATAAGGTGGTCAGTATTGTCAATGTAGGCAATCGAAATGAGGTCTGCGAAATTCAAACAGAGGAGTTAGAAATTGACAAACCCAAAACGCGGAGAGCTAAAGTTAAGTCTGGGAAATCAGACATATAACTGCAAAATATCAATGGACACAATAATGCGTATTGAGCAAAATTGTGGGCGTGGTATTTTGAAGATCGCAAGCGGATTGCAAGACGCAGATTTTTCAGCGACAGATATGGTTTCCATTTTGACGCCAGTAATCAGAACAAGCGGCACTGATGTCAAAGATCGTGACGTCCAAAAGCTTATCTGGGAAGCTGGGTTTACAGAGGGCATCAGGTTGGTTGCGGAGATTATTGTTCACATCTTGGGGGATGAGGAGGGAAACGCGATAGCGGCGGTCGCATAGCAGTTGAAGAACTGCCTTGGGATGAATGGATCAAAGTTGCCTTGGGCAAAATGAGAATGAGTTCAAGTGAATTTTGGTCGATGTCATTGCAGGAGTTTTACCTAGCTATTGAAGGATTTAGTGAGTTTCATTCTAGTGGTAAACCGCCACCGCTGAAAAAGGATGAACTTGAGAACTTGATGGAGTTATATCCCGACTAATGGCTACGACAGTTGATACCCTCTTAGTCCGCATTGAAGCGGATATGGCTGATCTCAAGCGTGATCTTGCCAAGGTTTCTCAAACTACTGAGCGACATACAGACCGCATGGCTGATGCTTTCCGAAAGGTAGGGCGAGCCATTGCGGTTATCGGCGGCACTGCAATCTTTGGTTCGTTTATTAAAAGCGCCATTGATACTGGGTCACAGGTTGAGGCTTTAAAAGTTCAACTTGACGCTTTGCTTGGTAGCGCGGAACAGGGCGGCAAAGCATTTGATATTATGGCTAAGTTTGCGGGTCGTGTTCCGTTTTCATTAGCCGAAATTCAAGCTGGTTCGGGTTCCTTGGCTGCGGCTTCTAATGATGCAGATGAATTAGGTGAGCTTCTACAGGTCACGGGTAACATTGCTGCACAGTTTGGCATTCCATTCAATGAGGCGGCGGCTAACGTGCAGAGGGCAATGTCTGCGGGTATTGGCGCTGCAGACTTATTCCGTGATAAGGGCGTTAGTGCATTTGCGGGATTTGAGGCTGGTGTTAGCTATAGTTCATCTGAAACCGTTAAAAAGTTACTTGAGAATTTTGGAACTGGCGGCAAAGCAGATGGTGCTATGGATGCGTTTGCTCAGACAACGGCTGGTACAGTCTCCATGTTTGGCGATGCAATGCACAGGTTCAGGACTTCAATTGCTGAAAGTGGCCTGAACGAAGGGTTTAGAGATTTTATAAATTCCCTTACAGCCGCGACTAATTCCAGCATGAACCTTGCGGAAGTAATAGGAAATGTTCTTGGTAAGTCGTTTCAATTCCTGTCAAGGGCCGTTGATGCGGTTATGATAGTGTTATCTCCGCTTGTAGAT